AGTAATAAGCTCTACCTGTGCTGGTTCTTTTGTATATGTATCAGCAGCAGTAGCAAGGATGGTTGTCTCTTTCCCATCAAACGAAGCACCCCAGCCAAGAATCTTAACCCTTTGTCCTGCTGGAGCAACAACCTGCAATACTGATTTTGCTGTTGCTGCTACCAATGCAACTTCAGCACATTGGGCAACAAATTTTGTAGCAGCCATAGTAACTCCTATTCCTTAAGCTCAGATAAAGTTCCAGCACTTACTGTGTGTACTGAATCTTGTATGATTGATGTTGTGCTGATAATCATATCTGCGTTATTTGTTCCTACAGAACCATCAAAACGGATATCTTCATCAAGAACGCCATCTGGGGTAGAACCACATGGAACAAACCTGAACCATCCAGCAGTACCAGTAGCAATGGCTTGTGCTTGCCAAGTGGTAGCATCTTTTGTGAGTGTTCCGTCTGAAATTGACTCTGAAAAATTAAGACCATTTACAGCATCAGAACCGCCAGTAAATATGCCACTTGTAGTCGCAGTAAGGCTCCCAGAGGTCGTGGTGGCGAAAGTAAGGCCATCTGACTGTGCTCCCATCCAAGACGGCATACTTAAAATGACATATGTTCCACTTGCAGCAGCAGTGATGTTAAGCGGATTTTGTTTTGAGTTGATACTATCTGCAACATTGATTGCTGTATTTTCAAGGCTTGTATCAAATGGGACTGATTCTGCTAAAAGGTTGAACGCCATGCCACCAACAGTAACTGTGTCGAGTGAACCAACAGCAGAACCACCAAGAGCAATAGAAGCTTCTGCTTTTACTGCGTCAATAAAGGCATTGCCTCCAAGTGTATAGGTCATTAACAACGTTCCGCTTGGAGCTTCATCTGGGTCTGCTGGCTGAGCACCAGTATAAACAAAAATCCTTCCATCACGGAGCAGTTCACGGACTCCGTAACCTTGTGCTAAATCGTTGATAAGTTTTGTTGATCTACGGATTGCCATGTCTTACTCCTTTAGCTCATCATCTGTTTGTTTATCTTGAGAATAAAATTCGTCATCACTGATTCAATCTCTTGTCCAGAAGTCGTGTTCACAAGAAATGAGGGGTTTGGAAGCATGATACAATCAGCATTTGCAGCACCAACTGAGAAATCGAGCCTAACATAGCCAGACGTTCCAGACGTAGCATCATTCCCAGTATCACCAGCAGATACAATAACTCTTCCCCATCCAGCTTGGTATGTTGAACCATTTGTAATCCCAGCAAAAACATTACCATCTGCATCAAACCCGTTCTTACCATTCCATGTTTCAGTAAGAGACTTTTGTATAAAATAAACGGCTTCTGCTGGGGTAAGTGTTGCTCCATCAGCAGGAGCTTCAAAGTTCATCCCAAGACCTTCAGCAGTGAAAGCAATGACCGCTTGAGAAGTTCCAATGGAATCATTTGCGCTTGCTGGCTGTGAGCCTGTATAGAAATGGATTTTGCAACCAGTGATAGCTCCTCTTAGCCCAGTATCACCAATAACCAAAGCTGCTGCTGCGTCAGACAATCTGATAGACACGATATATCTCCTTATTGAGAATCGACTTCTATTTGAGTCGTTGGTTCTTTAGCGTTATATGACTCAGCATCCTGATTAATCATTTTCACTAAGTATTGAACCATTCCGTTTTCTTCACGTAATTGCGATATCCCTCTGTGACCTGCCTTGTAGCTATAGCGTCCTTCACTCATGTTTGTAAGTGAGCCAGTAGCAGTCCCGTAACAAATTCCTTTTGTTGTAGCGAAAACAGCAACAAACCCATCATTCTCTATCCCAAGTTTTGTTGCATGAACTCTTTCACCTGTGCCCATTATTGCAGGGAAATCATATTCTGCTGTTACAGAAAAGCCCCCAAGTTCAGATGGGTTACGACCTGAGTGAAAATAAAGTTTCTCTGTTGTGCTTAACCACATGCCAACATCAATAGCTACAATCATAATTATCGGGACAGGATACTCAATTGTACTTTTCTTTGGATCATATTCATTACTGAATGGCATTGTGTATCTAAGCAGTCTTCCTGTGGCAGTAAATGTTCTTGCCCCAAGTCGCTGGGTAAGTTTTGAATCAAATACTTGGTCGAATATCTCTTGTGCTGATTTCCTTTTAATCAATCCACCAGAGTTATCGATATCAAAATTAATACAGCGAGTAAGCTCAACATCGCCATAGTTACCTGTTTTTGTTACAGCAGGTTGCTTAATGGCTGAAGGGTCTTGCATGTTATTGATTCCTGAGAATCCTGTTATGCTCCACTCACTCATAAAGTTCCACCAAGAGGATAGTTTGGACGAAGCCGTTGATGAATTATATGTTCAGATTGCTTGATTTCGTCAATGTCATCTTTGAATAATTCTCTATGTTCAGCAGCTTTCTTTTCGTTAATTGTATCTGCATCCTCTTTGCTGTACATGAGAGCAAGAACACCATTATAGAAAGATGTATGATAAGCAGTTCTAAATTCAGGTATATCTGCATCGTTTGAGAGCAACGTTGTTGGCATTCTTGATACAAGCATCCTCAATATATCAGACGATTGTGACCTGAAATTAACAGCAAGTTTACCAGTTTCGAGGTCAAGAGCATATTCCGTAGGCATTCCAATAACTTGCTCCCACCATACATTGTGTTGCCACTTTGTTACTGAAACTGGTGTCAGTTTCCATTGGCGATAAGACCACTTTACTTCGTGAATTTTTATGATTGAATCATGCAAAGGATAAAGGTACGGGCAAACGTCCTTGTGGTAGAGCCATGAGTTTGGATCGTTTGCCCAGATATAATCTAAAGTACCTTCTTCGTATGTAGTCCAATCTACAGGATCAGAGTTCATCAGGCAGATATCAACAGTTGTAGAATCACGCAAGCAAAGTGTTTCTCTTGCAATCTGTTGGTATACACGGTTGATATACCGATTCATTTCATCAGTAGGCCATAACCGATCTGAATCTGTAATAGCAGTATCCCTTGCTATTGCCCAACATTCTTCTCTGATCTCTGATAAATTCATTTTTTAATCCTCGTAAACTTCATCAAGCATTTCTTCTGTAACTTCAAAGCCACAAATAGCAGAACAATTACGAGCAGTATGCCGTCCATCAACCTTAAGGTTTGGAGGCAGAATCATTGTTGCGTTTTTCAGTGAAACAAGCTTGTCATCATAATTCATTTTCAAGCTCGTCTCTTTCTTGGCTTCAGGCTCAAGTTCACCATTATAAGTTTCGATCTTATTGATGCCAGAACGCTCTAGCTGCCTGCGAGAGCCACGTTCTTTTCTTTTTGATAGTTGGGTAAGGGTTTCATTTAAAAGTGTCTCTAAGCCGTCTATCCGAGCTTCAAGGCTTTTAAGTGTTAGTTTATTTTTTTTCTGGTCAAGGGCCATAACTGGTATCCTTTAAGGTAAAAGCAAGGGGGCTTTCGCCCCCTCACTAATTGGGTTATCAGGTAGTGTAAGTAGTGTAATTGCTCGAAGGAAGCTCACTAAATACAATTGTTACATCACCATCACCAGTTGCAACAACACTGACAGTTTCATCAGCAGCAACTTGGAAGGGATACTCTGTTTCTGGGGTAGTGCCACCATCAAGGCTCAGCCCAGTAGCAGCTCCCTCGAAGTAAGCGCCAAGTACGAGGTATTGCCCACCAGACAATACTTCATCACCGTTGGCAGTCACACCAAAACGTGAAGTCTTTGGCAATCCACCAACAACATTTTGCGAATAACGAGTAGTAGCCATTTCTTAAATCTCCTCTATTTAGGTTTCTTCTATTCAGGCGTTTTTGATGAAGTCAACACCAAGCAGCGCAGACTTGATGATGTTGGAACCATAAATCTGGAGTCCTTGCATCATCTTACCGAAAGCAAACGGGTTATCAATCACACGGCTCTCAGTAATCTGAGTTGCAAAAGTTGTTGCATATTTGCAGCCAAACAGGATCGAAGAAGTATCACCGTTTTCGGTAGTTGCTGGCAGGTTATTCGAGCCATAAATCTCAAAACGGTCGATTCCCGGGATTTTACCAGACATCAACGGAGATTTATCCTGACCAGTTGCATAAACCTGTGCAAACTGAGAACCAATGTCTTTCAGGGTTTGCATTGCCCAGAAAGGCAGGACAACAAAGCGACCAGCTTCAGGCGCATTGTTCTCATCAAGTAAACGCCCATACCAGAGGATTTGTTTTACAATATCAGCCGAAGTTGCAGCAGAAACAGCAGCAGTCGAAAGACCAAGGCTATTACCAGCTGTAGTACCAGCGGTAATTGTAGTTCCCTTGGTAGTAGTACTACCAGCAACAAGAGCGCCATCAGCAATGGTATAATCAGAATAGGCAATACTATCAGCAACATAACCAACGATAGTGTCTTTTGCAGTACCGCCAGCAGCAGCCCCAGCAGCGCACATTGAAGTCAGAACATTCAAGTCCATGACTTGTTTCATCTGAGCAGCAGCATCATCAGCCCATTCATTCATCAACTTGATGTCACTCTGGAACTCGTCAACACGGTCAATGGCAAAACTGAAACCTTCGCCTTGATCGATCTTGAGAGTAATGTAAGGACTTTCTGGGTTCTGAACAGGCAAGACCATTCCTTTTTTATAACGGAAAGTCTCGATTGTCGGACGAGTACGGATATATACGGTATCGCCCATTTCCTTAATATCGCCTTCATAGTCGGTTTCTGAAATCTGACCAAAAAGGGTTTGTGGGTAAAATTTCTTTACCAAGAGAGCAGAATACACCGCTGGGATATATTGCGAAGAACTCCCAGTGCTATAGTCGGGTGAGCCAGGCTGTACAGGATAAACAGACATTTTTTACTCCTTATCGGATTCGATTTTGTGTAAGCGCAGCCAGCAGGTCATCCCACAGTTCTTTTGATTCTTCTGGAGAATATTTGCCCTGTCGGTCTTTACGCTTAAATTCCTCAATATCTTGTTGTGTCCAGATGCGACCCTCACTAGTATCAGGGGTTGTATGCTGAGTGTCACGGGTAGGGGCAATCATGGCCTCTTCCTCTGGACTCTTTTGTTTTTTAGTTTCTTTCTCTTTCTTTTGCGGTTTAGATGATTCGTAATAGATATTGAAGATTTTGCTCAGACCTTCAGCATTCCAACTCTCGTTATACATCTTGACGAGCTGTCCATAGGTATAAAGCCCACTTGGTTCAGGCTTTTCAAGGAACTCAATGAACTTGGGGTCTTCACCAGCCCATGCTTCCTTCCATCCTATGTTGCTACTACCAGAGTCTATGTGCTTGTCCAAGTAACTGACAAATTCATCTTGAGCTGCCGAAATCTGAGCTTCCTCTACTGAGTCAACACGTTCCTCGACAGTCTTGACTGAAGATTCTACTGTAGGTGCGATTTCATCACGAATGACATCAAGCAGAGTATCAATAAAATCAGCGTCATATTCTTCCTTGAGCTTTTCAAGCCTTTTGCTTTGCTCTTCTGCTGATTTGTCTGGCTCTGGTTGTTCATTCTTTTCTTTCGCAATCTCATCAATTTTACCAAAGATATTTTCTTTCAGCTCTTTAAGCTCGTCATGCAGCCTTGGTACTTCTGCATTGTACTTACCTAAAAGAGTCTCATATCTACGCTGGTAAGTTTCCTCTTCGTCATCCTTGTCTTCGTCAGTTTCTTCAACATCCTCATCATCTTCGTCCTCTTGAGTATCAGCGTCAGAGGTGTCGTCTTCGTTAACGGCCTCATTTTCTGGTTCATCGGACACTGCTTCGTCAGTTGTTTCGTCTTCAGAGCCTTTATTCAGGTCTTCTAAATACTGTTCAGCCAATTCAGCAGCTTCTTCAACTTGTTTTGGTAAACCAGTCATTTCTTGCTCCTTTTGGGGTCGCTATTGCGGTATCCCGTATTCTCATTGAATGCTTGGAGTATCAGCAGGCTTTTTCCTGTTGGCCCCGCATTCGTTAAATATCTGTATCAAGTTATCTATTGCTACTGCATATCCCTTATGAATGTCGTTCATATCTGTAGGGTCAGTCTTCCAAGCGTTATAATTGTCTTCAGACAATTCTTTAAGGTACTCAAGGAAGTCTTCTCCATCAGGTGAAAGACGTATTCTAAGAAGCATGCTTAATACTTTATCTCTAGCCATTATTTACTCCTGCTTTGCTACCATCTGGGTTTGTGCCTTGTGGCTTTGATGGAGCACCACCTCCAGCAGCTACTTGCCCATTTTCCTGCATTGGGTCAACTCCAGCCTGTGCCATAAGCATTTGCTCAAGTTGAAGTTCAGCAGTCTTGCTGCCATCAAGTTGTCCCATGTCTGGCAGTTCAATATCATTTGCTTTTGCAATCTGAGCAAGAACTGAAGCAACATTTTTACGACCAAGGATTTGCATATATGCTGGGTTCGCTACAATCTGCAAATACTCAACCTTACGTTGTGCCTGTTGTTCTTTTGCAAGTAGCTCAGTAATACCTTTTGCAACAATACGAGCATCACCTTTAATCTGCTGGTCATCACTGAATCGCATATTGTTGTCGTAACACATCTTGATATAAGGAGCGATAATGTCATCATCGATGTTTGCTACAACGGCTTTGATTGAGCGAGAAGCAGCAGCAAGTAATTGAGTAAAGACTGTTGCCGTACCAGCAGTAACACCTGATTGACTTGCGCCTTGTGCATAAGCTGGGACTGTCATTTCATCAAGCACCTTGGAGAAGAACTGCCATGCTCCAATAAGCTCTTGTGAATGCATTTGTGGTTGGTAGTAATTTACTGCTGGGCCTTCAGACTTCATCTGCTTGGACGTAGACTCAATTTGTCGCCAAGGATAAATAGGCAAAGTGGTATCAACACGGTTTGTGTCAATTTCACACATTGGGCCAGAAGCAATAGCAGCGTTGTTGACAATAGCCCGTGCAAGAGAGTTCATTGCATCTTCAATTGGGCCAGCGAACTCAACAAGACCTTCACCAATAATCCATGCTGGGTTCTTTGCCCACGAGGAAACATGGTATGGCTTTCTGTTCAGGTTGTCTGGGTTAAGGACTGCCTTTATAACGTGATCGCCAATCTTCCAGCAATTCACTTTATATTGCATGTGAGGGTCAAGTGGTTCTTCGTATCCCCAATCAATAAGCATTTTGCCTGATACAGTGCCATAAAACTCCATAGCATAGATCAGTCTGTTTTCTTCTGATTGAGCATCACGTGTAGCAGGTTTTGAGTTGAGAGCCTTGTCCTTGTCTGTCTCAGCTCGTTTAACTTCTTCTTCATCGTCAATGGTAAGCCATTTTTCCTTAAGCTTCCCGCTTTCATGCTCCCTTAAGACAGCACGGATTTCATCTTCGTTATAGCTTGGAACACCAATAAGCTTTGAAATTGATTGCCGAGATAATTCATGTATCTCAATACAATCTCCATCGTTGATATCTTTAATCCCTTTTTGCGGGTAAAAGTTAAAAGGAGAAACGCAATAAACATCATGGGCAAGTTCATCAGTAGACTTAAGTACATAACCACCAGTTGCTTCATCTGGGAACCAGCGTTCTACTTTGCGCTTTGTGAGGATCGGGCCTTTAATAACACCAAACTTCAGGCGGACAAAATAGTACAGGAAGTCTTTAAATGCGTCAGCCCAATTACCTTCTTGGTTCTGGTCTTTAATCAGGTTACTTGCTCTATCAGCTCTCTCTTTGGCTTCTGCATACATTTCTTCTTTTGCTTCATCAAGCTTTTCTTTGTAATACTCATTTATAAGAGTAGCAACTTTTTGTGGCTCAATTGGCAGCCCAGCAGCTTTCATTTGTGCTTCTATCTGTAAGGCTTCTGCTTTAACGCTCTCTGTGATCTGTTGTACAGTTTCATCAGGCAGGTCTGGCTTTGCCGTAGGCTCGATATCCCAAGGCATATCAACACCAGTGTAAATATCCTTAATCCAAGACTCAGCAGCACGAGCTTTAGCTTCAGATGAGCGTATAAATATTTCTGAACCCTTAAGAGCACGAATATCAGAGAGTTTTTTTGTTTCATATTCACCACGGCATCTACGCAGCAGCTTAATCATTTCTCTACGGATAGGCTTAAAGTCACGCTGGTTACGTGCCCATACCTTCTGTATGTGCTTTGAAAGTTCAGTCGTAACCTTATTCTTTGGTTTTTCAAGCTTTTCCTCTAAAAAAGCCAAATCACCATCATTGTCAGGCACAACATTTGGGCTATTTTGAACAGCCATGATTATTCCTTTACAATAGCGAGGTCAGTAATTTGCAACTCAACAAATTCGTCAAGTTCTCCTCTGTGTTTTTCTGATCGCAAAGCAACAACATCACACTTGGCTTTAAGCATGACATCCTTCTCTAAATCAAAATCACCAACGCCAAGCTTTAAACCTTTTAAAACCTTATTATCCAATCTAATCATAAGGCCATATGGGTACTTATGGTTCATATGAGCAGGAGATTCCGTCTCTTCTGGCATCTCATTTTTCATCTTCATATTCGCCATGACTGCTTTTTCAAGTGTCTTTTTTAAGTTCGCCATATTATTGCTCCAAGTCTTTCATAATTGCGTCAATTTGAGCTTGGCGCTTTGACCTGTTTCTACGGATATCATTTGCGGCTTTCTGCAAATATCCACTACCAAGTCCACCCTCTTGGACATTTAATGCTGGCATTCCCTTTTTCCGTGCTACCTGTTGACCAGCCTTTGCTTGGGCAATTGCTTTACGTGACATCATAGTGTTGCTCCTAATAGTAAGCGTTTACATATTTACTCATATCTACGACCTTCTTGCGCTGCATATGGCTTTCCATATACTTCCAATCAGAAGGCTCTGCATTTAATAAGTACCTCAAGTCATCAATAAGGTGGTCATTCTTCTTAACAATCTTTCCGTTTTTATCTCTATGGTAAAGAGACATTTCACGTAATAAGCCAGTACATGATCTAAATATCTTTACCGTGCCTGATGATAACCCTTCCCATACTGTAAATATCCCAGCCTCTACAGCGTTGTTTGCAAGCGTCAGGTCAAGTCCAAGGCCACCTTTATGTTCTGGGTCGCCATAAATCTCAAAAAGCCGTTCACCATCCTTCTGACTGCGACCTCTAGCTGCTGGGTCAATAACCCCAGGAATTTTACCTCTAGCCTTAATAGCCTTTGCATGGACTACTGGTTCAACTAAACCCTGCTTATGTTCACTGTAGATATACTTTATGTCATTGTCTTTATCCCAAGCACCCCAAAGTGCTGCGGTGTTATGCCAACCAACATCAAGCGCATAAAGCCTTAAAAAGTGTTTCGGCAATGGGAAGTCATCAATAACATAATATTTCGGGTCAAGCGGGTAAACCAAACCATCACCAACGGTCGGAATACCCTTACTACGTGCATCACGTAACTGTGGTGGTGTATTAGCCAGAGTCTTAGCTTTTTCTTCTTCTGTCAAGTGTGGTACATCGTCCCAAGTACATATTTCTACCCACTTAGGAAACTCTGCTTCTGTGTCTTGTGAATTATCAAGGAATGAAAGGACAAGCGGTGTGACACCCTGTAATGGGGTAAAGGTGGTAATAATAAGCCCCTGTGTCGTCATAAGACGGATCAGGGCTTCACTGTAAACATCTTCAGGACATTCCTCATCAACCCATATAAAGTCTACCTCAGTACCCTGCCAAGTAGCACGACCCTGCTCATAGGTCTTAAGGACTATCGTTGTTGTTCCTCCAGTAACGTGCCTGACACGTATAATCTCCATTGCTTCAGGTACATTACGTCTGGTTTTACATTCTTCCTTTATAATCAGGTCTTTCGGTATCATTCCACTACCGATATCGTTCATTTCCCCAATCAGTTTTTTCTGGATAATATCACGTACAGTAGTAGCAGTATCACCGCCAACCCAGATAAGAGTAGGTCTTTTGTACCTGTGTCCAGTCCACCATTCAGGATATAACCCTGTAGCATGGCATGTTGTCTCAAAACACCCCGCTTCTGATTTCCCAACACGGTTTGCTGCAATAAACCCACGCTCTTTGTATTTCGCCCCAGCATTAAAAAAGCTCACCTGTTTAGGGTAAAGCTCTCGTCTATATTCCCCCTTGTCTGGGAAATAATTCTGGAATTTATTATAACGTAAGTCGTCAGCTAAAACTTCAAGGCATTGCATAAGCTCCGCTTGCTGTTGCTCACTAAGCTTCTCAGCATATGCATTCACTAAGCCTTTTGTTAAAAGGTCAAGGTGACTCACTGCAACAATCCTGTATTACGCATATTGAAAAACTCCATCATCCGCAGAATCTTGTCATTATCAACATGCACATGGTATGTCGGGATATCAAATTCTTTAGCAATCGTATCTCTTAAGTCAGTCAAAAACCCCTCATGGTCAAGTTCATTCCAATCATATTGCACCCGAATATTTAAAGCCTCGTCACAATACTCAGCAACGGCCATAAGGTTCGTATTGAGCTTATTATCAAATACAACCACGGCTTTAGTCAGTCTGGCCTCAAGCATTGTCCTGCTCCTCTACTAACTCAGCATCAACAGCAATCTGCTTCACAACTTCACTATTCTTCAATACGTCAAGTAACATCGGTGCTAATTGCTCAATCTTGGCTCTTGCTTCATCTACGCTTATATTCTTATTCGTGTTCTCGTTAATATTATGTGTATCAAGTTTATCAGCCCAAGTATGGACATTCTTCATATAAGCAATCTTACTTGCTGCCATACCCTGTGTATTGTAAACATCCTCTTCAGCCCAGTTCACAATAATCAAACGAGCTTGCTCAAGTATATCGTTAAAGGCTGGTTCCTTAATATACTTATAAAAAGCGTCTGGGTAGAGCTTCAAGTAAATAGTCAGGCCTTTAATAGAAGGTATCGTGTCCGTTGCTTCACACCACTCAAAATACTTATTAATCCCATTCTTCATCCGCTGCGGAGTGTACTTACGCTTCCGACCACCTGCACCCTTTGTCTTCCTCGGCACAATATCATTATGAAGTTTCGGGATCGGTCTACGGACAACTCTGTTCTTATTCGCCTTAAGCTCTTCTTTACGTGCATTATATTCAGCAATCTGGTCTTGCATACTAGCCATATACTCTCCCTATACACTTCCTATGCACTATCTATACACCCTATACACTAATACTACCACTTAAGTCAAAATTCTATGTCGTTTAGTGTCGTTAACATGTCGTTTAATGTCGTTAAGCTATTTTTTAAAATTTTACTGAAATTTTTCTCCAACTTAAAAGGGGACTGTTTTTTATTAATGTTGTGCATGAGGCAAGATATATAAGGTCAAAGGCGGGGTAGTGATGGGGTGGTACGGCCCTAGCTTAACGAGAAGGCGTGTAGCAGCACCCTGACAGCCACGATCTCCGTAGATGAATGGTAGTAGTAGTGTAGTGCGGTGGGTAAAGGCGTGAAGGCTAGGGGGCAAATGAGTCCTAATCTTATTGGGGTTCACTCTTAACTCTTGGCATTTGTGTCATTAACTCACATAGGAGGTTAGCATGGAAAAGCAGATTAGCGTGGAAACTCGTTGCAACAAAGTAGTACTGGTACAAGATTATGATGTAGTGGTAACGGAGCATGTATTCAGCAGCATCGAAGGGTACAGCTACCAGCCTCACTCGGACTTGCGGTGGAAGCTTCATGCAATCCGCATCAGTCGTTGATTCAACTGCCCCTGTACACGCAGGGGCTTAACTTAACAGGGAG